CCTACCACAGTTGAATATAGAGTTCCTGCTAACAGTGCCCTTGGCAAGAAAATTGCCGGTAAACGAGCAGGCATTGTTGTGCATGCACATGATGGTCAACCTTGGGACGGCAAAACAGGACTCAGTGCAAATAGTGATGTGCTAATACTAACTCCTAAGTCTGGTGTTGAATTTAAACTCAACAATCCAGTACGTTTAGTTGCTGCCGCAAACAAAGCTGTTAACAGCGAAGGTGCAAAAGCACAAGAGTTTTTAGATGGTATGCCCAAAGTAGTACGTGCCGCAATACAAACATACATGAACAAACAGATCACAGGGCAAACCAAAGACAAAATACAGGATTGGCTTGCTACTAAACTCAGTGGCAAACAACAAACAGCAATGTTAGATCCTGAAAACGGATACTTATTTCAAAACGCAGATGGTTTAAACGCACTATACAATGTATGGAACAGTGTTAACAACCTTAAAGTTAACCTAGCCCAACAGTTAGAAAAGCAAGTAACAGGCTTTGAACAATGGAGTGGTGGCAAGCAGGAAGGCGAGGGCTTTGTGTTCAACAGTCCTGCAGGATTGGTCAAAATCGTCAATAGATCGGGCTTTGGCGCCGCTCATTTTAACAAATAACTAAATAACAGTGTAGAGCTTCACGGAGCAACTTGCAATTTTTTTGTCAAAACGATAAATAAATGCATAGAGCTTCACTTTTGAAGTTCGCTAATTTAAGGAGAAATAAGATGGCATCAGTTACATCAACAGGCGCAGTTGTTGCAGGCAATGGCCTAGGTTCAACAACTCATATCATTTCAATCAACACAGGAACAGCTTCAGTGGAAGCCGCATGTGCAGAAGCACAAAACGAAGGCTTCACAGTTGCCGCAGTTGAAGGTACAGGTAACGGCGATCACATCGCACTACAAGGTACAGGTACACCAAGCATTACTGGTGGTACACTAGTTGTAACTTTCACAGCCGCTAACTAATAGCGTAACTGTAAACAGTTCAGAAAAGGGTTACTTCGGTAACCCTTTTTTTGTGGCATAAGTATCTATATGGAAAGTTATCGATTATACACGTTGGTGGATATTACACAAACAAATGTAAGCCGAGGATCTGGCGAGGATCTGAAACGAGACCAACAGCGTAACTTTCAAAGTTTAGTACAAGCACTGAGTTTGCGTACACAGCCACTAAACATCAGCACACCAATAAGACTAGCAGATGGCAATGATTGTATCTCGCTAATAAGTGGAGATAGCTATGAATTTGGTAGTATGTACGAAGGAACGCACACAGTTTGGAGCGTTGACTTCAGCATTGAGTTTGATAACCTGTTTGATGATAATCGAGGTAATTCTGTAGGATTATTACTTGATGATCTAAACGAAGTACCAATCATCAACGGACTTGAAGAAACTGCAAGGTTTATATTACCTTGTTTCTTCAGTTATGGTGCTCCTAAAAACATCGAAGTGAAAAAAATTCTTAAACAAGTACTTTAACGATAACTATCAATGCACATAAATAATTGTTGCATAACCAATATGGCACACATAGGCAATTCTTAAGGCACACTAGTATCAAAAAGCCCAACCAACAGGAGAATTGTCTTGGCAACTGCAAGCATTGAAAAGAAAAGTCTGGAAGCGCATGTTGAACTCTGCGCTGAACGCTATGATGCCTTAGAGGCAAAATTGGATAATCTTGACCGACGAGTTGAAAAAATCGATACTAGTGTTGAAGAAATTAAAAAAGCCATCCATGGCTCTGCGCTCGGTGCCAGCAACAATCTAATTAAAATAGGCACAGCCCTAATTACAGTATTAATCACAGCCGTTATTGGCCTTATCGTTAACTTAATAATGACCAGCTAAAATGAAGATAGTAGAACTTATCAATCATATTTCTGTTGCTCTAACTAACGAAGAAGCTGACGTGCTAGCCCAGTTTACCGACAAACCCGTTGTTACAAAGAAAGATTTGAGTGAACGCGAGCAGGTGCTTGCAAATCAATTAGTCGTAAAAGACATCCTAACGAGGCGCAAAACAAATGGCATTATCGAATACTGTAAGAAAGACGGTAGATCTTAAATCCATACAATTAGCTACAGTTGACACGGTTGCGGAACTTGCCGCAATCAAAGTCGCACGATGGCAAAAACGTGAGACAACAAGACTACTTACAAGTCAAAGTGACAACATCTATATTTTTCCTACCAAACGTGGTTACAAGATTGGCGGGTACACTGTTACAAATGCTGAAAACTATTGGGAAGTTCGCGGAAAAGGTGAACACGAACGTTTCTCTACCAAAGCTCAGGCAGTTATTTGGACTACACTGTCACATAAAAGTAAACATACTTTAGCCAGAGAGTTTAAAGACGCCCAACGTTTAGTAGATAAGTACTTGCAAGATATTATGTATTACAAACATAGTATACGCTGTTCCAAAGATGATTTTCGCAGAGGTGCTCTTTGGAATCGCGTAGAGGATGCGCTGTTCCATTTACAATTAGCTCAAAATAACCTCAGAAAAACGTTAAACTCTGCTAAATACATAAAACTTTGGGAAGAGAATAACCATGAAAATTTCAGAGATCGGCCTCAAAGCCAACAGCAAAAGAATTAACAAAGTAGTTGAGAGCCGTTTTGGACTTGCTATCGACTACGATACACTAACCGTTGACAAAGCAAACAGTTTAGTTGAAGCTATCTCTTCTAGTCTATCACAGTTTTCCAGAAGCCACAATATCCATCAGTCACAAAAGAATTCAAAGTACATGGAATTTTATATGGTTAAGGAAGGTTTGGAAGCATGGCTAAAAGAGAACAATGGTGTTGAAGAAAAATTAGAACCAGCACCAATCGTTGAAAGCGAAACAGCTAAGAGTGAAGCTATTCTAGCAAGTCGTGATATTGTTGACAGTATCCAAGACATGATGGAAAAGATTGGTAAGATGCAGAACGAGCAGATGCCAGCACTACTAGATGCTATTCGTGATCAGATTAGTTCAGAACAAGCAGACGCATTTAAAACTTCAGTAGACCCAGTACTAACTCAGTTAGAAGATAGTTTACGTACTAGTAGAGAAACAGTTGATGCGGCAGCAAGAACACTAGCAGGCGAACAAGTAGATCAACCAATGGACATGCCAGCAGATGATGCGGCGGCTCCAATGGATGCAGAAGCTCCTGCTGAAGAACCAGCAGTCGACGCTGGCGCAGAAGGCGATGCAGATGCAGGCGCCGCTGATGAATTTGCGGCAACAGACGCCGCCGCAGGTGACGACGACGCTGGACGTGAAGAAAGAGCATAAACATGAGATTGAGCGAGTTTAATATAAAAGCTCTTGATGCTGATATTATTGAGGACGATACAGAAGATCGCGGCGACGATAACTTGATTACCGCACTGACATTCCTTCGTAATAAAAGCAGAGATCAACACCTCAACCCAAAGGTGCGTGTTGATAGTTTAATAAACATGGTAAAAAACACAGGCGCAGATTTATTCAATCTAGATAGTTTAACAAACTCATTTAAACAAAACGAAGCAGTTAAAAGTTTAATCAAAGACATTAAAGATGACGAACAAGGCGTTAAGTACGTCTTTTTAAAGACCTTTAGTGACGACGACGTTGAAGAAGAACCAGCTATTGCTTATGGCACAAAACAAGACAATCCAGACAAAGTTGTTTCACAAATGGCAGACAGGGCATTAAAAACATGATTAATTGGATTAAAAACAGAATTATAGAACGAACAAGCTGGGACGGTGCCGCATTGATTGCAGTCGGACTAGTAGTTCTACTACTTGGACCACTTGCTAAGTGGGCGGCATACGCGGCTATTGCTTATGGCGCATGGACTCTTTGGAAACAAGAAGACTAAAGAGTTTTATGGGGCATCCATCCCCGTAGTGGCTAGAACCCACATCGGACTTCTAAAAGGAGAAAACAAATGGGAAGACCTATTAATAAAAGATATTTCGGAACACCAACAGCTGGTGGAAACGAAATCAAAGTTCAGTTCAATGCTGGAAACGGCTCTACACCAGGCTATATCGTAAAGCAGACTGGTTCAAAGCGTTTTAAAGTTTCCAATGCTGGTGGCACAGACACAGGTACTTGTTACCTAGTTGACGCCGCATCAGCTGCCTTAACATCAGGACAAATGAGTATTACTGTTGATGACAACGGTACAGCTCGTCAAGTTGTTAAGATCGCAGGTCGTAAAGTTACACTAGACAACGGTTCGATTGTTTCTTGGGACTTCACAGGTACTGGTGATACAGTAGCAGTTGAAGAAGCAGGTACAGGCATTGGCGCAGGTGTTGATGCAACTCTTGGTACAGCAGATGACGTACTAACAGGTGCTGACGATACTGAAGGCGATGGCTAACATCTTTTAATAAAAGACTTGTAAAGGGCTGTACTTAATTGTACAGCCTTTTCTTTTTTATTGACATAGATCACAAACGAAGGTATAATACTAGTATGTTTACTGTAACGCAAAAAGCAGCCGATCAAATTAAGAAAATATTAGATAATGATACTACACTAACAGGCGTAAGTATTTCTGTCAAACCCAGTGGGTGCAATGGATATTCTTATAATATCAAACCTTGGGTACAGATTGATGAAGATGAAGCACACTACGAAGACAAGAATGTAAAAGTTCGTGTTATGCCAGGAAGTGAGCCTTTCTTACACGGTTGTGAATTAGATTATGTTGTAAGCCCTGATGGCTTTACTGCACGATTTGATATTATCAATCCATTAGAGGTTGGACGTTGCGGTTGTGGAGAAAGTTTTAACCTTGATAACCCCAAAATTTGATTATACTGCATGCAGTAGAACAAACATAAATGGCAAGCGTCATTATTGTTTACCCGACGGAAGCCGTGTACCTAGTGTTACAACAATACTAGACATAACCAAACCCGCAGAGAAAAAACGTGCGCTGGCTGAATGGCGGAAGCGTGTTGGTACAGAACGTGCTCAACAGATTACTACCGAAGCCGCTAACCGTGGCACTCGAATGCACACCTATCTAGAAGGATATGTAGAAACTGGTGAACTTAAAGCAAAGCCCAGTAATCCGTTTGCTTGGCCCAGTCATGCTATGGCTAATGTTGTCATCGAACAAGGACTAAGCAAAGCTGACGAGTTTTGGGGCAGTGAAGTTCCATTATACTTTCCAGGAGTGTATGCGGGTACTACAGACCTAGTAGGTGTACATCAAGGTGTACCAGCTATTATGGATTTTAAGCAGACCAATAGACCTAAGAAAGAAGAATGGGTTGAGGACTATTATCTACAGCTATCCGCATATGCACTAGCACATAATGAAGTACATGGCACAAATATTAACAAAGGTGTTATTCTAATGTGCGTTAAACCCAAACTAAACGAGTCTGGAGCAATTTTGGAAGAACCTGAATATCAAGAGTTTGTTGTGGAAGGCGAGAAATTTGATCATTGGCAAAATCAATGGTGGAAACGTTGCGAGCAATATTACACAAAAATGGCTAACAACGAATTATAAACTAAGGTAAATAGTTTATAATATGAATCGTTGAGGAATTACAATGGCCGTTATACAGATATCACGTATTCAAGTAAGACGTGGATTACATGACAATTTGCCTTCCCTAGCTAGTGCTGAACTAGGCTGGAGCCTAGACCAGCGCAGACTGTTTATTGGTAATGGTACCGCATCTGAAGGTGCACCTGTAACAGGACGTACTGAAGTACTTACAGAACATAGTGATATTTTAAGTTTGGTTAATGTCTTTAGTTTTAAAGCAGAACCAGCAGGATTCATTGCTGCCACAGGTCCAAACAATACACAGTTTACTCGTAGCCTACAAGAAAAACTAGACGATTTTGTAAATGTTCGTGATTTTGGCGCCAAAGGCGATGGTATTACAGACGACACTGCCGCAATCACTAGAGCACTTAACAATACGTATGGTTATACCAGTGTTATTGCAGGCAACAATACTAGACGTACAGTTTACTTTCCAAGCGGCAAGTATCTTGTTACTGGTATTATTAATGTTCCTCCTTATACACATGTTGTTGGAGACAGCGCAGAAACAGTACTAATCTTTAACGAACAAACAACATCATTGGATACTATTTTTAGAATTGCTGATAGTAATAGTAACGTTGATACTAACTTTGGTGATGCACTAGGTCTTATTGCTACACAGGGTAAAAACTATACATTTGAACACATTGGCATTCAAAATGCTACAGCCGCAATTAACCCTTGCATACAAGCACCTGGTGGTGATCAGTTGTTCTTTAACAGCGTTAAGTTTATTGGCCCAGCCGCAAGTGTGGTCAATCCAGGCGCAGGGCATAGCGCAGTATATCTACAAAACAATACACTAAACACTGCATTCAGAGTTAAAGATGTTAAGTTTGTGGATTGCCAATTTGAAAATCACGGCTATGCTATAGAAACTTTAGGAACTGTAATTGGACTAGTCGCCCACAGATGTAGTTTTAGCAACGTATATAATTCTAAAGTACTCAGCTCTGACACAAAAGATTACAGCTTTGTTGATTGTTCAGCTGATAGTGTTCCAGGTGACACATCAAGTATGAACTTTGTAGACACAAGAGGAAAAATTAATTCAAGTATAGGCAATACTGTTGTACTAACAGCAGGCGGTACAGGAACATTTACTGCCGTCGATGTACTCGATGACTATGAAAATATTACTATCAATTATGTGTTAACTATTGGAAACAGTAGACGTAAAGGTTCATTTGTAGGAGTTGGAACAGGCTCCGGATACTTTTGGGCAGACGAATATGTCGAAACCAATGCACTTAATGTTGAATTTACAGCAGACTCAAGTACTGGTGTGATTGGTTATGATACCACTAACGCCGCCGCAGATGTTACAGTTACCTATTCAGTAGAATACCACAACTAATCAAATTGCGAATCAACGATGACATGGAAACTCGAACCTTCTCAACGCTTAGAAAAATGGCGTGAACTTAGAAAATATCTAAATACACTGACACTAGAAGAAGCATTACAAGAAACTGTAGATTGGTGGAACCGGTGCCCTTGGGTACCTTTTTATTTAGATGAAGAACAACCCCAAACATGGCCAAATCCTTGGGACTTGATTGTAGAAAACTGTTTTTGTGATATTGCCAAAGCATATGGAATGGCATGCACTATATACTTGACAGAGCATAAACCTGATGTTACACTACAGTTAATGTATGATAGTCAAACCGGAACTTCCATATGTATCTGTCTTGTAAACGAAAAATATGTTCTTAATATGAATTCTGGTGAAGTATTAAATAGACTATACATAACAGAAACACTTAAACTGAAGCACAGCTATACAGCGGCGGATTTAAAGTTACACACTTACATTTAGAGGAGCATCAATGAACACTGCAAATATTCAAGTTACTAAAAGAGATGGACGCCGCGAGCTCTTAAATTTAGACAAACTACACAAAGTTGTATTCTGGGCATGTGAAGGCATTAACGGAGTTAGTGCTAGTCAAGTTGAAATAAAAAGTCACATTTCTTTTTTTAATGGCATTACAACCAGAGAAATTCAAGAAACACTTATTAAGAGTGCCGCAGATCTTATCACAGAAGAAACTCCTAACTACCAATGGGTAGCAGGACGACTACTTTCATATCATATTCATAAAGAGGTATATGGAGACTTTGCTCCCTGGCCTTTATATAAACTAGTTCAGCGTAACGTAGACATTGGCTATTATACTCAAGATCTACTAGAGAAATATAGTGAAGCTGAATTCGCAGAAATGAATAATTACATTGACCACAACAAGGACGAGAATTTTACCTATGTTGCTATGGAACAGTGGCGTGGCAAATACCTAGTACAGAATCGTGTAACAGGTGCTATATTTGAAACACCACAAGTAGCTTACATGATGATTGCGGCTACACTTTTTGCTGACTATCCTGCAGAAACACGCATGCAGTGGGTAAAAGACTACTATGATGCAATTAGTAATTTTGATGTGAGTCTGCCTACTCCTGTAATGGCAGGTGTACGTACACCACAAAAGCAGTTTTCTTCTTGTGTTTTAATTGAAACAGATGACAGTCTGGATTCAATTAATGCTACGACTTCGAGTATTGTAAAGTATGTTAGTCAAAAGGCAGGCATTGGTGTAGGTGCTGGACGTATTCGTGCGTTAGGCTCGCCTATTCGCAACGGCGACGCATACCACACAGGTGTTGTTCCATTTTACAAAATGTTCCAAGCGGCTACACGTTCATGCTCACAAGGCGGTGTACGTAATGGTGCCGCAACACTATACTATCCAATTTGGCACTACGAAGTAGAAGACCTTCTTGTTTTAAAGAATAACAAGGGTACAGAGGATAATAGAGTACGTCACATTGATTACGGGGTCCAATTCAACAAATTAATGTACGAAAGATTAATCTCCGGTGGCAATATCACCCTTTTTTCACCCCATGACGTACCGGAAATGTTTGATGCTTTCTATGCTGACCAAGATCGATTTAAAGAACTATATGAAACAGCAGAACGTAATACACGGTTACGTAAAAAAACAATCCGTGCTAGTGAACTGTTTGGTGCGTTTATAGAAGAGCGTAAAAATACAGGACGCATTTATCTACAGAATGTAGACCATGCTAATACACACAGTCCATTTGATGAGCGAGTTGCTCCAATTCATATGAGTAACTTATGTTGTGAGATTGACCTACCCACAGTACCTCTTAATGATGTTAAAGATGAAGACGGGCGTATTGCACTTTGCACACTAAGCGCAATTAACTGGGGCAATGTTAAATCACCCAAAGACTTTGAAAAGATGTGTACACTAGCAGTACGTGGACTCGATGCATTACTATCATATCAAAACTATCCAGTACGTGCGGCAGAACTTGCTACACTAGAGTTTCGTCCACTAGGTGTAGGCATTATTAACTTTGCATACTTCTTAGCACGTCAAGGTCTTTCTTACAGCGATCCAAATTCTATCGCCGTTGTTGATGAATATGCTGAAGCATGGAGTTACTATTTGCTCAAAGCAAGTGCGGATCTTGCACAAGAACAAGGAGCCTGTCTCCGTTGGAAAGATCTCAAGAGCGCCGAAGGTAAACTACCGATCGACACATACAAAAAAGAAGTTGACGAACTAGTACCTCACAAAGAACGTATGCCTTGGAAATCACTACGTAATCAAATACAAAAAACAGGACAACGTAATGCTACATTGATGGCGATCATGCCTGCTGAAACTTCAGCACAGATTTCAAATGCTACTAATGGCATCGAACCACCACGTGCTCTAGTAAGTGTTAAGCAAAGCAAACACGGCGCACTACGACAGGTTGTTCCAGGCTACTGGAAACTTAAAAACAAATATGAACTACTATGGGACCAAGAGAGTCCAGAAGGATACCTCAAGCTATGTGCAGTATTGCAGAAATATATTGACCAAGGCATGAGTGTTAATACCAGTTATAATCCTCAGTTTTTTGAGGATGAAAAGATCCCAATGAGTGTGATGCTACAACATCTTCTACTCTGTTATAAATATGGGATTAAACAGTTATACTATTTCAACACTTATGATGGACAAGGTGAAGTTGATATAGACAAACTTTCTTCTCAGGTACAAGAACCTGAGTCACAAGAACAAGAATTAACTGCCGTAGATCAAGAAGACTGCGATAGTTGTGTAATCTAATAGGAAACAAAATGACAGTCTTTAGCTCTAAAAAAATTGACCATACCAAGTCCCTAGCATTTCTAGACAAAAATGGTGGTAGTGGAATTCAACGTTATGACGTTGTAAAATATCAACAGTTTGAAAAACTAACTGATAAACAACTTGGCTTCTTCTGGAGACCAGAGGAAGTTGATATCTTGCGTGATGCCAAAGACTTTAAAGAGTTAACAGATCATGAAAAGCATATTTTTACTAGTAATCTTAAAAGACAGATTCTATTAGACAGTGTGCAAGGTCGCTCACCTAACCTAGCACTACTTCCTATCGTTACACTTCCTGAACTTGAAACATTTATTGAAACTTGGGCATTTAACGAAACTATTCACAGTCGCAGTTACACACATATTATTCGTAATGTGTATAGTCAACCCAGCGAAGTGTTCGATAGCATGCTAGACAGTAAAGAGATTGTTGCATGTAGCGCCGACATCAGTAAGTATTATGATGATCTTATTGAGAAAGTCTCATACTATCATATGTTGGGTGAAGGCACACATAAGATTACTAGCAATGTGCGTGGTAAAAGTGTTGAAAAGGAAGTAACAGTAGACCTATATGAAATAAAGAAAGCACTGTTCCTTGCTATCACCAGTATTAATGCACTAGAAGGTTTGCGCTTCTATGTAAGTTTTGCTTGCTCATGGGCATTTGCAGAACTTAAAAAGATGGAAGGCAACGCTAAGATTATTAAATTTATCGCCCGTGACGAAAATGTACATCTTGGCGCAACGCAAACACTGCTAAAAATATTACCACAAGATGACAAAGACTATGTCAAGATCAAAGAAGAACTACGTGAAGAATGTAGCAAGATTTACTTTGATGCGGCTGAACAAGAAAAAGCATGGGCGGCATACTTATTCCAAGGTGGATCGATGATCGGTCTCAATGAACAACTACTATGTCAGTATGTTGATTGGCTATTGTGTAAGCGTATGACCGCAGTTGGGCTTGATTGTGGTATTAAGCCTGGGTCTAATCCTTTGCCATGGACACAAAAATGGATTGCTGGTAGTGAAGTACAAGTTGCTCCTCAGGAAACTGAAATTAGTAGTTATGTTGTTGGAGGAGTCAAGCAAGATGTTACCGAAGAAACGTTCTCAGGCTTTAGTTTGTAAAACTTGTTAAATACAAGACACAAATAGAGGACGAAAATGCTAACAGTTTATTCAAAACCTGCTTGCCCATTCTGCGAGCAAACCAAGCAATATCTACACAGCCAAGCAGTTCGATTCGAAGTAATCGATGTTATGGAAGATGCCGATGCTCTTGCTTTTATCAAAGCACAAGGTCATCGCACAGTGCCACAAATCTACAAGGACGGCGAGTTGTTTGTAGAAGGTGGTTGGACAGGTCTAAGTCAGATAGGTCGTCACAAGCTATTAGAAATGATAGGCGAATGACCGCAGTTCATAGAAATACCGATGCACGAGTTTGTGGAGCCTCTACAGTAGTAGCAGGCAATAGCACAGTTTTTTGTAATAATTTATTAGTTAGTGTTGACGCTGATCCAAACAGCCATGGCGGCGGCGCCATTGGTGCAAGTACTAACCAAGTGTTTGTTGAAGGTTTAATGATGGTGGAAGTAGGGGATAGTGCGGCACCAGATGCATTATGTCCTCCATTGAACGGCGCACACTGTGGACCAAGTACATCAAGTGGTTCTCCCGACACGTTTGTCGGATCATAATATACCCTGTTAATTTTCGCAAATAAATAGTAGTATGAATATTACATCTAATAATCTAATTGCAACAAGAGGTATACTCGACGGATCTGCATGGGATATTAACGCAGACTACTACACTGAACTCCAAGATATTAGTTCATTTTCTAGTACAAATGTTCCGCCTAACAACTCTTCAATATTTACTGACATTAGTTTTTGGTATGCATTATATCAACTAAAAACTAATTGGAATCGCGTCAGAGGAACATTCCAAGCTAATACCATTTGGAGTTACTTAGAACAGTTTAAATTTTTACGAGGACCAATCGAATCACTTGATGCCGCTCCTAGTACAGACAGCGTAAGGCAGACAGACCCATATTGGATGGGCGATAGATATTATACAGCAACCGCAGATTTTACAGCAAACTATACTGGCGCAGACAAAAGTAGACGCATTATTTGGTTGCTAAATCATTTTATGGCAGAAGTTGGA